AATCTTGGAACCCTACTTGAACAAGCTATTTCAGGAGGGGTCGCTGTTGATGTAACAGCAGGTAATGTTACACTAACCGCTCTAGATGGTGCGTCAGATCAATCCCGTCCGATGGTAATTATAGCTACTGGAACGCCCGGTGCTACTCGTACTATAACCGCCCCTGCAAAAGGCAAAGTTTACATCGTATATAATAATTCAAATGCTTCTCTTAACTTTATTGCCTCTGGTGGTGGTGGTGTTACTTTAATTGCTGGAGCTAAGAAGTTTATTTACTGTGATTCAATTAATTTCTACGAAGCGATTAACGCCCTAACAGTTACAAGCGGTACTATAGACGGCACCACAATAGGTGCTACTACAGCGACTACAGGCAGATTCACTACGGTACAATCTACCGTTACTACAGGCACAGCACCTTTTGTGGTGGCGTCTACTACAGCGGTAGCAAATCTAACAGCAAGTAATGTAACTACTAATGCTGATCTTACAGGTATGGTAACTTCTGTTGGTAATGCTGCTACTGTTGTTACTAATGCTAATCTTACTGGTGCAGTTACTTCTGTTGGTAATGCAACCTTGTTAGGGTCTTTTACTTCAGCTCAACTTGCCACTGCTTTAACAAACGAAACTGGCTCAGGGTCTGCTGTATTTTCAATAAGCCCTACATTTACAGGCACAGTTAATACAGCAGCCCTAACAGCAGCAGGTGCGGTTACTATCACAGGTGCATTTGCACTAAGAGGTTCATACGGAGCTGGTGCTGATGCAAGTAGCTTTGCAGCGGGTGATCGGGCTTTAGATTCTAACACCACAGGGTCTGATAACACAGCTGTAGGCGTAGATGCTCTTACAGCCAACACCACAGGAACAGGCAATGTAGCAGTGGGGGTACTCGCACTTAGAGCTAACAATATAGGAGGTACTAACACAGCAATAGGTACATTAGCGTTATACGGTAACACCAACGGGTCAAATAATGTAGCAGTGGGTTACGAGGCACTTTTAACCAACACTACAGGGAGTAATAATATAGCTATTGGCTGGCTTACAATGGGTGCTAATACCACAGGGTCAGATAATACAGCAGTGGGTTTCAATGCACTTAATGGTAATACCACAGGATTTAGTAACTCAGCGGTTGGAAATTATGCATTAGTTTCTAACACCACAGGGTATGGTAACACAGGACTAGGAGAGTATACCCTCAGCACAAATACTACTGGCGATTACAACACAGCATTAGGGCACTCAGCACTGGGTAATGTTTCTACAGGCAACGGTAACGTGGGGATTGGCCCATTAAACTCCGCAGGTGCGTATCTTCCGGTATTTGATGTGGTGGCTGAAAACAACCGTATTGTTATGGGGTCTACAAGCGTTACTAACGCATATGTAAAAGTGGCATGGACGGTAACTTCTGATGCTAGGGATAAAACAAACTTTGCACCTGTACCTCATGGATTGGACTTCGTAACAAAATTACAGCCTACAGCTTATCAATTTAAAGAAGATAGAGAAACAGATGTTGCTACAGGTCCTGTCAGGTACGGTTTTAAAGCTCAAGATGTACTGGCTTTGGAAGGTGATGCCCCTGTTATTATTAATAATGAAGACCTAAATCACTTAAGAATTAATTCAGACAGTCTTATCCCTGTGCTAGTCAACGCAATCAAAGAACTAACTGCTCGGTTAGAAACCTTAGAAGGAAAGCTATAATGTTAGAAATTAATCCAGCGCAACAATACCTATCAACTATGGATTCAGTTAATCTTATTAATGGTGAAAAACCTAGTAGAATGTCAGATGATAAATGGGCTGATTGCATAAAAAGAAACAAAGACCATATTGAAATTATGTTAGCCAAAGACTTCTGGACAACTGAAGATTTAACACCTTTTAGGGAGGCAGTTAAATGAAAATAGAATGGTCTGAGGCGTCAACAAAACGAGGCATTATCTGGGTAGTGACCTTGCTGGCGGTGTTGCTGGTGGTCTTGGCATGATACTAAAAGACTGATAGGATAAATAGATAATGGAAACGTCTAGCAAGGGTGTAGCTCTTATTAAAGAGTTTGAAAGTTTTAGAGCGGCGCCTTATCTTTGTGCCGCAGGAGTACCTACTATAGGCTGGGGGACTACTCGATACCCTGATGGGAAAGCGGTTAAACTCTCAGACCCTAAAATAACAGAGGCTGTAGGAGATATGTACTTGCACCATGACATAGCTACTTTTGAAAAGGCAGTTAATAAAGTGCTTACTATACCTGTACAACAAAGTCAATTTGATGCTTGTGTATCGCTATGTTACAATATCGGTCAAGGAAACTTTACATCTTCCACTTTAGTAAAAATGTTAAACGCAGGAACTGCACCAGACCTAATAGCTCCGCAGTTTCTTCGCTGGGATAAAGCCAAAGGTAAGTCATTAGCGGGTCTAACACGTAGACGTAAAGCTGAGATGGCACTTTTTTTAACTAGCACTGCATAGAATTATTTAGGGGTTGATGGATGGCTTTACAATATCTTCAGTTTAGACCCGGAGTCTCCAGAGAGTCTACAAACCTTGCTAATACTGGTGGGTTCTACGCATGTCAATGGGTACGGTTTAGAAGTGGTTCTCCTGAAAAGATAAATGGTTGGGTCTCACCTACTACAAATACCTATGCAGGAACGTGTCGTAGCTTAGTAGAATGGGTAGCCCTTAATGGCAACTATATTGTTGGTTTGGGAACTAATTTAAAATACTATCTGTATATAGGTGGTGTTTACTTTGATATTACCCCTATCCGCTTATCAAGTAACCTTGCGGCTAACCCTTTTTACCCTATATATTCTACGCTTTCAGCGGGTATTTCAGCTACTGATACAACCATCTCTGTCACTAGTGGCACTTCGTTTACCTATGCTTACCCTTATACAATTACTATAGACTCCGAAGACATTTACGTTACTTCTGCGGCTGTAAATACCCTATCAACATGTATTCGTGGGTATAACGGAACAACAGCGGCGGTTCACAGTATCAGTGCAGTAGTATCAAGCCCTTATTTAATAGTAGCAAGTACAGCTAACGGGGCTTACATAGGGGATTATGTAACCTTTTCAGGTGCTACATCTTTTGGTCCTTACAGTACAGCTGTCCTCAATGCCGAGTACACAGTAGCCTCGCAATCAACAAACTACATTTGTATTTACACAGGGGTACAGTCAACAGCTGTTACTAATGGAGGAGGTAGTGCGCCTGTTGTGGCTGAGTACCAAATTCACGTAGGTCAAGCAGTTGCTACTTTTGGTAATGGTTGGGGTGTTGGTCCTTGGGGACAAAATCTTGGATGGGGGCTACCATACCCCTCTACTTATGAACTACAAGGACTTCGCTTATGGAGTGCAGATAACTTTGGTCAAGATTTAGTATATAACGTCCGTGATGGTGGGGTATATTACTGGTCCGCCACAACCTATTTAACTCTTAGTGGGCAGGTTACAGGGCCGGGTGTAAATATAACAGCCTTGGCTGGAACTGATGGTCAAGCGCCTAATGTAGCGGCTAGGGTATTTGTAACAGAAGAGCGCCATATAATAACACTAGGGGCTAATGACCCTTATGCCACAGCTCCTACACTTACTACAGATCAAGACCCCATGCTTGTTAGGTGGTGTAGTCAAGGAGACCCTCTAGTATGGACCCCCGCTGTAACAAACACCGCAGGTAGTCAACGCTTAGTTTATGGTAGTATTCTCGTTACATCAGAAAAAACAAGACAAGAGACTCTGATATGGTCTGATAGTGCCTTATATTCCATGCGTTATTTAGGCCCCCCTTATACATTTGGGTTTTCTACTCTGTCTAATGAGGTGTCCATAGCCTCTCCTAATAGCGCAATAACAGCCAACGGTATAACTTATTGGATGGGTAATGATAAATTCTATGCTTATTCCGGTAGAGTGGATACCCTTCCCTGTGCCTTACGTCAGTACGTTTTTGATGACTTTAACTTATCACAGTCAGATCAGGTTTGTGCAGGGACTAACGAGAAATACAATGAGGTGTGGTGGTTTTACCCTTCTAGTACATCTGATTATAATGATAGATATGTTGTCTATAACTACTTAGAAAAACTTTGGTATTATGGTGATATAGCTAGGACGGCATGGTTAGATTCTCATATTTTAGGGTTTCCTTGGGCGACTTACAATAACATACTAGTACAACATGAAAACGGTACTAATGATGGGTCAATTAACCCACCTGCTGGAATACCCGCTTATATTGAGAGTGCTGACTTTGATATAGGTGAAGGGGATAAATTCTCAGCGGTTAATAGGGTTGTTCCTGACGTTGATTTTATTGGTTCTGTTATTACTAACCCTTCTGTTACCATGACGATATCTACCCGCAACTTTCCGGGTCAAGGGTTCTTTATTAATGACGATGTAGCTAATGTATCAGGGACTAAAGCCACTACTCAGGTGTATGATTATACTAATCAAGTGTACTTAAGACTACGTGGTAGGCAGGTTGCTTTTAGAATAAGTAGTTCAGCAGCAGGTGTAAAATGGCAGTTGGGTGTTCCTCGTTTGGATATTTCTCCTGATGGAAATAGATCGTGATGTATACTGATTATAAGTGTATACTAATACCTTTTACGTACATAAGGGGTATTCTAATGGGTACAAGTATAGATAAATCTGGGGTAGTATTTGGTAAACTGACGGTAGTAAAACCTGCAGGGTATAATAGGCATAAACAGAAAATGTGGCTATGCCAATGCGAGTGTGGAAAAACTTCAACAGTTTGTGGAGGAAGCCTAACTACAGGAAACACTAAGTCTTGTGGGTGTGAAGGAGGGTATTTTAAACATGGAGGGTGGTTAAAGAGCTCGTATAACACATGGAGGGCCATGCGGCGCAGATGTAATAACCCTAAGGATAAAGACTATTCTAAATACGGTGGCGCAGGGGTTATATACCAAGAAAGTTGGGACGATTATTTAGCATTTGAGGCAGATATGGGGGAGCCAGAGGGTAATAAAACTTTGCATAGAGTGAACCCTTATGGTAATTATACAAAAGAAAACTGCGTATGGGCATCTCCAACTCAACAAGCGAGGGCAATTAGGGTGCCTAGAAATAACAAAACAGGGTATACAGGGGTACGTAGTATAAAAGATTACTATATGGCACAAGTAACAACTAAAGGGAAAAAGTTTTATGGCAAAAAAAGATACTCATTAGAAGACGCCGTAGCTGATAGAAAAGAATTAGAGCTATTACATTGGAGTGGGACTTAACAATGGCTAACAATAATAGAGTTCCTTCTCCAGTACTTGCACTACCGCCGTTAGAGTATGATGTGCAGTACATGAACAATATGATACGCTTGTTAAATTACTTTATAGAACAGCAAGACAATCCGGGTAGTATGCGAGGAACAGACCTTGTTCTTACTTTAACAAACAATACCATTACCCAACCTGTAGCATCCATAGTGCATATAACAGACCCGCTCAGTGCCTTAGTAAATAAAACGGTTGTTAATATCGTAGACCTTCCAACTGCGGCTACTGGGTTAGTTTCTGGTGATGTTTGGAATAGTGCTGGCACCCTTAAAATTGTATAGAGAATAAATATGGCATATAACCAAACTGCAAAAGGCATCTCAGCTCTAGGGCGTAAAGGCGATGACACCTTATTACATGTAAGCAAAGAAGAACTTGCTGGGCTCCAGTCCTTACTAGGGCCTATATCAGTTAACCCCGATACCGGACTCCCTGAAGCATTTGCATGGAAAGACGTACTAATTACCGGACTTATAGGCCTTGCTGGAGCGTATACGGGGGGCGTAGGGTCAGCTGTTTTAGGTGGTGGAATGCCCGCAAGTGTAGGTATAGGGGCTAGTACTGGAGCTTTACTTGGAGGAACAAAAAGTGCTATGGAGGGTAAAGGCTTTGGTTCCGGTGCATTAGGTGGAGCAATATCAGGTGGACTTGGTGGCTATGGTGGCGCAGGTAGTTTTGATGCTGCTGGAGCAGGTTTAGACACCGCAGGTAAAGCAGGGTTAGGTAAAGTTGTACCGGGGGTTAGTGACGCTATTCCTAGCACCGCTATTACTAATGTATCTAACGGAGTAAGTACATCTGGCGGAGTAAGTGCGGCTATCCCTGCACGAGGGTATGGAGCTGTAGCTGAGGATGCACTTAGCCAACAAGCTAAAGGGATGTTTACTAACAAAGCGGGTATGAAGTCTTTACTCTACCCTGTAGGTGCAGGTACTGCATTAGGTACTGCGGCTACCGATATGATACAACAGGGTAATGCAGAGAGAGAACTAGCTAAACAACAACAAGCCCTAGCTGATGCCAATGACTTAGATCAACGACAGTACTTTGCAAGTTTAGGTTACGATCTACCTCCATTAGCTTCACTTAATAACCCCAACAATGCTGCACAACGGGACTATATACAGAACATTATTAACCCTAGAGGTGCTGCTGCTGGTGGCTCTATGGAAATACAACTGCCTATTGGTGGGACTCAAGTATCGGCTATTCTACCTCCTAAGTATGTTGGTGTAATGGAGAAAGTAGATATACCTAGTGAGCAAAACGAAATTAAAAATGCACTTGGTATGGCGAATGGGGGGTATATCAACACTCAACCTGTAAACCCCAATAACTCTTACCCACAATCTCAAATACATAGTGCTCAGCCTTATGCTGCAGCTACTCCACAACGTCATGAAGTATTAGATTATTATAAGGATGGCGGTTTTTTAGACGGCCCCGGTGATGGAATGTCTGATGACATCGCTGCTAATATAGATGGGGAAGAAGAAATCAGATTAGCTGATGGAGAGTTTGTTGTACCTCCTGATTTAGTACGTATGTTAGGTTTTGGTGACCCTGAAGAAGGAGCCAAGTTATTAGACAATCTTCTGCCTATAGTAAGACAAGCGGCTCATGGTAAGAAAGAGCAGATTAAACAAGATGCAGGTAAGTTGGCTGCTGAAAAAATGTTAGCCAGAGCGGCAAAGGGTAAGAGAGCGTGAACTCCCTCCAGACTCAAGACACTATAAACTCTATTGATGAGCTTGCTGTACATATACTAGCTAAAGTAGCAAGTGGTGAATTAAATTCTGCAGAAACGCCTTTGACCCATTACCATACCAAAGACTTATACGGGCGTAGAATTATTGTCCCAGCAGGGTGTCTATTTACTACCAGAGTGCATAAAACAGATCATATAGCAGTGGCTCTAAGAGGACGTATTACCATGCTAAATGCTGAAGGTGAGTCTCAAGAGGTAACAGCCCCCGATATGTTTATAACTCCTGCTGGAACGCACCGTGTAGTATATGTACATGAAGAAGTTGAATTTGCTACTATACACCATTGTGAAGAGCAAGATGATGATAATGTCGTTGAAGTGCTTTCGTTTAATACTATGACGGAATATTTGGACAACCAATTAAAAATAGGAACAGAACAATGAGTCTTATAGCGGCGTTAACAGCGGTAGGAACAGGATTGACTTTCGGGGTGGCAACAGGCACAACAGCAGCTGTAATTGGAGGCGTAACAGTTGGAGGGACCGTAGGAGCAGGTGTAGGGGCTATAAAAGCAGCAGCTTCAGGAGCGGATGTACGTAAAGG